TACGCAGATCATTGTTGACTCAAAGCTGAGTTGCGACATTAGCAAGCTGTACTCATCTGTATTGGATGGGAAAGACCTTGAAATGTGGGAATCAGTATACAATTGGCAGAATGTCAAGTTTATATCCGAGAAAACTGACTCACAGCATTGTGTTGCCGATCCTACACCAAAGATTGTAATCTCTTCTTCTGGTTTCTGTACAAACGGAAGAATTGTGAATTACTTGAAACAATATTTGAAAGATCCGAACAGTATGGTGATCTTCTCCGGTTACACTGGCGATAATCCAACATACTTGTCATATAGAATCAAGAATTACAGAGAACATAAATTCATCAGCATTAACAAAGAGCAAATTGCCAACAAAGCAGATTGTATTACTCTTTCAACCTTCAGTAGTCATGCAAATCACAGTGACCTAATCAGGTATGGTAGTTCACTGAATACAAACAAGGTGATCCTTGTGCATGGTTCTGCTGAGGGCAAAAAGTGTTTGTCCGAAAAGTTAAAAGAAGCAATCTCCAAAAATGACAAGACATATCGTGTTATGTCTGCTTTCCGTGGCATGATTGTTCATTTATAAGGAGAAGGCTTATGGAAAACGAAATGGTTGGCGAGAACATTAATTATTGTCTCGAAGACATTTTTACCCTGGAAGATATCGAAAATAGAAGAATCTATTTGAACTGCGACATTGACTCAAAAGCAGCCGAACACGCCGTTTACTATATTCTTCGCTATAACAGAATGGATATCGGCAAACCAGTTGAAGAGCGTAAGCCGATCACGATCTATCTCAATTCTAAGGGTGGCTCTGTTACGGCTGGATTTGCTATCATTGATGCAATGATTCATAGCAAAACTCCTGTTCATACCGTAAATCTTGCAGAATGCTACAGCATGGGTTTCCTTATTTTCATTGCTGGCGAAAAGCGCTATGCAATGCCTAGCTCCACATATCTGTGTCATGACGGAAGTTCATATGCCTATGACTCAATGGGCAAACTGAAAGATCGCATGGAATTTGAGCTTGGTCAGATGGAAGAGCGTACCAAGAAGTATGTTGTTTCAAGAACAAACATTACAGAAAAGATGTATGTGAAGAACTACAGAAAAGAGTGGTACTTCTATCCTGAAGAAGCAAAGAATCTTGGTGTGGTAACTCACATTGTAGGAATCGACTGCGATATTGATGAAATTCTGTAATTCTCTGTATTCGGAAAGGTACAAAGAATGATAGAAGATTTGAGAAAGAAAATCGAGGAATATGGTTTAACAACTGACGAATATGAGGCATGTCTGGCCGATGCATATGCGAAGGCAAACAGAACTATTGATCTGGATTGGCAGGAAATCATCGATAAGTATGGCCTAGATATTCATTATGATACTCTGAGAAAAGCAACGCAAACCATCTTTGGTGGAGCATTTGTTGCAGAGTATTATAAAGCAAAGCAAAGTCAGAACAAGACTTCATATCTCGATGATCTTCGTGCTGAAAAGCAAGAAGTGAGAAAAGAAAAGCAAAAGCTATTCGATGAGCGTGTCGCACTGAATAAGCTTCTGCGTGAACAAGGCAGAATGGAATCAATGTACGATATTGTCAAAAGAGCAATTGACGATTATCGCCCTGTTCATTTTGGCTATACTCCAACACAAATTGAAGATAGCGATAATGATCTGATTATTCATTTGACTGATGTTCACTGTGGTGTTGACATTGATTCACCGTTTAATCAGTTCAATACTGATGTTTTGAGCCAGAGACTGAAAAATTATCTGGACGAGATCTTTGAGATCAGAAATACATACAAGTCACAGAATGCATACCTGATTCTTGGCGGAGACTTGATTCACGGTATTATTCACCTTAATGCCAGAATCGAGGCTAAGGAAAATATGGTCATGCAGATCATGAAAGTAACTGACCTAATCAGTAATTTCATTTATGAACTGAGCAAAATGTTCCAGAATGTAGAAGTACATACTACGGCAGGAAATCATGCTCGTTCTACTGCAAACAAAGAGGAATCACCGAGAGGCGAGAACTTTGACCTACTTGTTCCCTATGCATGCAGAAAAGACCTCCAGAATGTCAGTAACGTGCAAATCGTTGATAACTATCTGGGATATGATATCGCTACTTTCAAAGTGCGTGGTCATATGGTTTATGCAACTCATGGAGACAAGGATACTCCACATAACGTTGTTTACAACATGACCAAATTTGCTCGAAAAGCAAACTTGCCACTACCTGATATTTGTTATCTGGGTCATCGGCATACCAATGGACTAACGACTGTTGATGATGTAAAAATCATTGAAAGCGGATGTGTCGATGGAATGGACTCATTTTCAATTGATAAGAGACTTGTCGGCACTCCTGAGCAGACTGTCGTGGTTGTCACCGAGAAGCGTCGTATCAAGGCATTGTGCGATGTTCAAATTGATTGAAATTATTAGTTGAAATTGAGGAATATAATATGACGAAGAACGAATTGATTACAAATATTGCAGCAAAAACCGGGCTATCAAAGATGGCATGCGAATCAGTTGTCGATGCCTTTTCTGATGAGATTAAGGATTGCCTGGTCAGAGGCGATAAGATCCTGCTAAAAGGATTTATGAGTTTCGAGGTAATCGAACGAGCAGAGCGTGAGGGTAAAAATCTGAATACCGGCGCTCCTATTACATACCCATCCGTCAAGTCCATCAAGTGCAAAGTAAGCAAGGCATTCAAGGACGCCGTTAATGAGAAATAATGGAGGTCGCTATGGAACATATTGCTTTTGCACAAATTGGAGATTTGGCTGAATATATGATTAACAGAGTTGAGGACAAGGAATACATTGTCGCAGCTCTGTTTTTTGATAATGCCGTTGAATTGATGAGAAGTTTGCTTCTATATGATGAAGTAAGAATCGGAACAATCGAGATTTCAGATATCGAATATGACGGCTATACAGGTGAGTACTATGTTTCACTCATGGATGATTACACTCTATGTGTTGAACGAGCCTTGTCTGATGATAAATACCTAAGAACAGACGCAGCGCTTCTTTTGCTGGATGGTGATGTGAAATACGCCATTGTTGAAGCAAATGATGCAAGCGAGTGTGTCGAGATCGCCATTGGCGATGATGACTGCGGTGAGTGCGTGGATGCATCTGAAATGATCGACAGAATTTTTGATGCTATCAAAATGGTGTACGATCCAGAAAACCACACTGCATCATTCGCATTTGACGGCAACGCATTGTACAACCTACTTTTCAATTAAAAAATATGCCCTCTCTTCCACAGGGAGGGCTTCATATTGCGGAGTGGAGCAGCGGTAGCTCACCGGCCCCATAAGCCGTTGGTCGCCAGTTCGAATCTGGCCTCCGCAACCAAGGAGAATTTAATGGATCCAGTAAAAGAATTCATTGATAGAAGATTTAAGGCAGATTGCAATTGGCTCAATGGAAATTGCTATTATTTTGCCTTAATACTGAGTGATAGATTTCCTGGTGGAACGGTATATTATGATGTGATTTATGGTCATTTCATATATTCCTACAAAGGAAAGTATTATGATTGGTCTGGCGAAATGAAACCGGATGGATATCTGGTAGAATGGGCTAGATTTGATGAATATGACTCATTGCAAAAGAAACATATTATCGAGGGCTGCTTAATGTAGCTCTCGTTTACATATATGGCAGGTTAACTGCGACGGCTCGCAGCTCCGTCTTGAAAACGGTTGGTACGGCTAGTAACCGTATGGGGGTCGGCACCTCAGCCTGTCGCCAGATCATACTCCGGATACCTACGGGTTCCGGGGTTTTATATTTTAGTTGATAACGATCTATTAGTTGTAAATAGAAAGAGGTGGCATAATGCCAAAAGACAATTCAAAAGCAAATGTGCAGAAATGCTGCCGTTGCAACGAGACGTTTGATCTAGATGTAGGATTTTTCAAATCAAATAGTGAATTGTATAGTGGAACACAAAGACTTCCTATATGCAAGACTTGTTTGGGCGAGATGTTCGATGAATACACCGTGAAATACAATAGCCAAAAAATCGCTATGCAACGTATTTGTATGGCATTTGATTTGTATTACAGTGAATCGGTGTTTGACACATGTAGCGGAGATCCAAGCACTGCACTTGGAAACTATATCAAACGGTTAAACATGGCTCAAATCAGTAAAAAGAAAAAGACATTCGACACAACTCTTCAAGAAGGTTTCGTTTTCATGAAAGAAACCAAGAAGAAAGATGTTGAAAAGAATAATTTCAAGGAAGAGCCAAAAGTTAATCCAAAAGATGTTGAAACGTGGGGCGATGGTCTATCAGCCGCCGACTATGATACCCTGAACAGGCACTATAAGTTCTTGAAACAGGCGAATCCAAATTGCGATAGCAATCAGGATATCTTCATTGAAGATCTATGTTACATCAAGATGCAACAGATGAAAGCTATTCGTGAAGGCCGAGCTGATGATTACAGCAAAATGGCAGAGCAGTACAGAAAGTCGTTCTCTCAGGCTGGTTTGAAAACCACACGTGATGCAACTGAAACTGAATCGTTTACTGTTGGTGTAAACATTGAAACAATAGAAAAATACACTCCTGCCGAGTATTACAAAAATAGAAGTCTGCATAAGGATCATGACAATATTGGTGATTATATGGAAAGATTCTGCTTGAGACCATTGCGGAATTTGATGTATGGAACCACCGACAGAGATCATGAGTTCTTTGTCAAAGATGAGGAAGATGTCAATGAGTTTACAGACGAATGAGGCATCTGCAAAGAAACATTATAAGAACCGTAATGCAGACGAAAGACAGGCAGAGTTGTATAGGAAGTTCCCATCTGATAGTTTTCTTGGAAACGAGACAAACATGGATCATTTCATTCAGTGGGTAACTTTCTTCAGAAGAAATTTACATAGATTTGCAATGGATTATCTGGGCATTAAACTTCACTTATACCAGATAATCATGTTGTATATGATGGGAATCAACAACTTCATTGTTGTTATTGCCAGTCGTGCATCTGCAAAATCATTCATCATTGCATTGTATGCATGTTGCAGATGTATTTTGTATCCAAACTCAATGATCGTTCTATCATCCGCCACAAAGGGTCAGAGTAAGCTTCTGGTTTCTGAAAAGATTCAGAAGGAGCTTATGACGATATCTCCAATTTTGCGGAAAGAGATTCTGAGAGTTAAGGATAACCAGAACGAAGTTATCGTTTATTTCAGAAACCATAGCACAATCACTGTTGTCCCGGCATCTGAAAACGGACGTGGCTACAGATCAAATGTTATCGTCAGAGAAGAGTTCAGACAGATCAAGAAATCTGTTGATGATAGTATTCTTTCTCCTTTCCAGATCATTAGACAGACACCGTACATGAAAGACGAATTTTATGTGAATGTCAAAGAGCTGGAGGAAGAAACGATTGATATCTATATCTCTTCTAGTTGGTTCGATAATGGACACTGGATGTGGGAAATTGTTGACCAGGCGTATGACGAGATGCTTAAAGGAAAATCTTCATGTCTGCTTGCATTCGATGAATCCATTGCTATTAAGCACAAGATTAAGACAATGCGCTATTTCCAGACTGAAAAGAAGAAACAGGATCCAATCACGTGGCAGCTCGAATTTATGAATGCACGACTGAAAGAAAACCAGTTTGCATTCTTTACATACGGTATGCTTCAGCAGAATCAGCGTGTTATGAAACCGTTCTATCCACGGTCAATGATTGATTTCAGAATCAACAAAAAGAATCCATATGACATCCCAAAGCAAAAGGGAGAAATTCGAATAATTTCTTGTGATATGGCTTTCGTTGAAAACAAGAAAAACGATAATTCAATTTTCTCATGCATGCGCCTACTGCCGGACTATACCACATACAATCGTGAGTCTTCCGGCGATATCAAGATTGACAATGGCTACCGGAGAATTGTTTCTTATTTGGAATCTGTTCAGGGTGGAGACGTGACAAGACAAGCTCTAAGAATCAGACAGCTATTTGAGGATTTCGGCGCAGACTATATTGTGCTTGACCTTAGAAATGCTGGTATTTCTATCTATGACTTGCTTGCACGAATCATGTATGACGATGAGAGAGACGTTGAGTACTCTCCCCTGTCATGTATGAATGATGAGTCAATCGCAAACAGAATTAAGATTGAGGGCGCAAATCCATGCATCTTTGTAATCAATGCAACACAGAAGCTTAACAGCGACATTGCGCTTGATTTCAGAAGAGTGCTGGAAAACAAACAAATCGATCTTCTGATTAGCTTTGAAAAGGCTAACGAGGAAGTTTTGCCAAATATAAAAGAGTACATTAACTCACCGGATGCCGATCTTCAGTTCTTCTATGAAGCTCCATTCTTCGAGACACAGGAATTTATCAGTGAGACCACTGGCCTGGTATACGAGAAGAAGCCGCAGACGGGTGTTATTGTCATATCCGAGCAAGGTAATAACCGAAAAGATAGATACACTTCCGTTTCGTATGGTTCATGGTTTGCTTCAGCTCTTGAAAAAGATTTGATTTCTGCAAACGATGACTATGAGGTTTCGGTGTTTATCAACTAGAAAGGAGGAAGAAGTTATGCCAGACAATGCTTCTGCTTCCTCTGCTCCTAAGAAGAGAGGGAGACATCCTAAGAATAAAGCAGCGGAAGTGAATACTTCTCAGGAAGTAACAAATGAATTTTGCACAATGAACAGTTCATTGGCATATACCTATAGCTATTTTGGCTTAAACATTTTTGATCTATATTCTCAAGAACAATTGGCAGATCTTGTCCGGGATCCAATTGCCAATAATGAAATTTTGAGAGAATTGTCTATGATCCTATATGGAACAAATGGTGCTTTCACAAATACTGTTGACTATATGACTGCAATGCCTACCCTAGATAAAGTCATTGTGACACACGGAAGAAGCAAGAACAAGAAGAAACAGAATAAGGAACTTATGGAATCAGTGTTGCGCACTATCCGTGATAAGGAAGTTATTCGTGATGCTCTGTTCCGTGGAATGATCGAGGGACTGGCATTTTACTATTTTGAGACAACAACTACCCCGGCATCCAGGCAGAAGTTCATGACCGACTATGATGTTGATAGCGTCATGGAGATCAATGAACTTGGCGTGAATGCAAGTATTGTTTCTCTGCCGACAAAGTATACGAAGATTGTCGGAAGAAAGAATTCTTCATATGTCATTGCTTTCAATCTGGATTACTTTGATATTGCTGATGGTGAATCAAGAGAGAAGAAACTTCGCAAGTATCCAAAGGAAATCCGTGAAGCATATGAGCGTCGTGATAAGGAAGTAACGAACGGAAACTGGGTAGTCCTTGATAGCTCAAAGACAATTGTTCATAAGATTCGTTCCAAGAGAGAAGAACCTTATGGCAGACCTATCGTTCTTGCAGCTATTAGTGACATTCTGTATGGAGACTATTTCACACAGACAAAGCGCAATGTTCTTGACGAGATCAACAACAGAATCGTGTATATGACTTTCCCTGAAGGTAAAGAAAAGGGTACTTCTGCACTAACCAAAACACAGCAGGAGAAGCAGCATAATGCTGTTAAAGGCGCTGTAATGAACAAGAATAATCGTGGCGGAATTTCTTTCTTCTCTGTTGCTTCAGGAACAAAGATCAGTGCGATTGATACACAGAATACAGATATCTTTGATGATAAGTATGAATCCAATCTGAATGACAAAATCTCATTGGATCTTGGTATTGCCGGATCATTGTTGAATGGTGTCGGTAGCGGTACATATTCTGCCCAGCAAAATAACTTGGAGTTGCTATCAGCACAGCTATTCCAGTGGATCGAACAGATCTCAGCTGAACTGAATAAGTGCATTTCTGCAAACATCATCAAGGATAGTAAGAATTGGGTTGAGTGCAAGTATCTGCCTATCACTCATGTCAACAAGAAAGAAATGGTTGGCTACATGAAAGACTTGTGGCTACAGGCTGGTGGTTCTATGTCTGCCTACATTGCATCTTGCGGCATTTCTCCCGATGCTTATTATGCCTTGCTTGACGAAGAAATTGAGAATGGCATTTACGAGAAGTATAAGCCCCATGCGACATCATATACGATGTCTGGTGAAGAAAACGCTGGTGGAAGACCTGAAACTGATAATCCTACGGAGAATACCGTGAAGTCTCAGGCCAACAACGGAAATTCAATTCCGTCCCCATCTGACAAGTAAACAAAAATCGTGGAGTGATTTTGAATATGAATAGTTTTGATATTGAATATCAAACTCAATGGAGAGCTGAAGTGGATTTCCTACATTCTGTTGGAATTCGTTATGCTTTTGTAAAAAGAGTAAATGGTATTCCAACTTATAAGTACACTAAAAACGGTGAGTTGTTCAAGCAACTTGCCATTTTTTATAGCAAAAGATAAGTGTGCTGAGTGATTAACAGGAGTGATTACAATGTCTAAAAGAAAAACTCATGCTCAATTTATGAGCGAATTAGAATTGATTAGCCCAGATATTGAATTATGTGAACAGTATCGTAATAAGCGGACTAAAGTTCATTGTCGTTGTAAAGTGGATCATCATGAGTGGCATGCATTTCCATCTAATTTGTTAGCTGGTAGAGGTTGTCCCAAATGTAATGGTGGTTCATTTATTGGAAATAAGGAATTCCTTAAACGCTTGAATGATATTCATAAAGGTAAAATTATATCTCTCGATGAATATAAGGGTAATCAGGTAAATATCCGATTCCAATGTACAGTATGCGATCATACGTGGACTGCAATGCCACATAATGTGATAAACCACTCGCAAACTGGCTGTCCTCTTTGCAAAGCTTCAAAAGGTGAAAAGAGAATTCAAAAGTATTTGGAAGATAACCTTTTTGAGTTTGACTCACAAAAGAGTTTTGATGGTTTGTTTGGTGTTGGTGGTGGCCTGTTGAGGTATGATTTCTTTGTGCCAAAACACAACTTACTTATTGAATATCATGGGATTCAACATGAAAAACCAATAGACTTTGATGGATTTGGTGTAGAAGATTCTATAGAACGATTTAACAATCTCGTTGAGCATGATGGTAGAAAAGTTGATTTTGCCAACCGAAATAATATCGATCTACTTGTTATTTGGTATTATGATTTTGACAAAATCGATCAAATTCTAGCCGATAATTTACGGCAAAATTTATTATAACAGGAGAACCGTCTTATTGATGGTTCTCTTTTTATATACAACTACACACGAAAGGCGGTGAAAAAGTATGAAACTGTTTGAAATTTCTAGCAAGCGTAATAAAAATGGTCGCCGGAAGTTCAAAGCTATTTTATACAGAATCTTTCCTGATTCTTGTGTGGATGAAAACAATCAAGTTGGCACTATGTACAACAAAAACGGCATTACATGGCTAAGAGAGTATTGTGAAAAGGCTCTGCCAAGTATCAAAGGAATGAGCCTTCGTTGTGAATTTACTGACGATGAACGAACCGAACTTTTGGGTCATGGAGACACTGACATCATTGATGGAACTCCTGTTTTTGAAGATGCGGTTGTTATCGGTACATTTACCAATGGCTACATAGACGATATTGAAACAGAGGAAGGCGTTATCACTGTTTGTATTGGCGAAGGTGAAATCGATGCTCAATGCTATCACAATTTTGTTTCTAAGTTGGACGAAGATATTTCTAAAGGTATATATCCAAGTGGTAGTGTTGAAATAATGCGAACAGAAGACAACGATGGAATTGTGTACAAATACGGTTATGTAGACAATGGCAGAATTCCATGTGAGTTTATTCATTCTGGCTATGCTTTGTTGGGTATTACACCAGCTGATGATAATGCTAAGTTGATTGAACTAAACGAAAAAAACAAGGAGGATTCAGAAAAAATGACTGAAAATGAAATCAAGGCTATTGTTGAGCAGACTGTTTCTACGCTGTCCGCTCATGTTGCCGAACTGAATCAGTGCAAGGCTGATTGCGAAACTAAGATTGCAGAGGCTAATGAACAGGTTGCCACTGTTACTGCTGAAAAGAATGAACTACAGGCTAGTTCTGAAGCAATTCAGAAGGCTCTGGATGAGGCTCGTGAAGAGCTGTCTGAGAAGTACAAGGAAATTGATGCCCTGTACGAAGAGCTGAACGAACTGCGTGAAGAACTGGGCAAGGCCAAGGCTCGTGAGCGTGTTGGCGAGATGAATTCTGCTATTGCTTCTTTCTCTGATGAGGAAAAGGCTTATGCAAAGGATGAAATCGCTGCTTTCGAGGCCAATCCTGTCGAGTCTGAGATCAATTCTGTCGTGAACAAGATCTGGGAAGGCATTGGCAAGAAGGCCAAGGCAGATGCTGACGCTGCTGCCGCAGCCGTTGTTGCAGAACAGAACTCCGCAGTCGAAGTCGAAGATATTTTCAGCGAGGTTGTTATCGCTTCAACCCCCGAAGATACTAATATTTTTTAATTAAAGAAAGGTGGAAATAGACCATGATTAAGGTTGAAACTCTGGGCATGCTGGATATCGCTAAGATCAATCCCGTGCTGAAGTCTGAAGAAGACGTGAAGAATTACAGCTTCCTAACCGCCGATGGCATCCTGTATCTGATCTCCAACACTGTTGTTGGCGATGACGCTTATCTGAAGGATGTCGTGATTCCTGCTGGCGATTTCCTGAATGGTTATCAGGTTGACGCATGGGTTGGTCAGAAGCTGGTTATCGATGGCAAGCACATCGAGGGCGGCGTTGCTGCTCTGAATGTTGGCGATGCACTGGTGGTTGCCGAAGACGGCGGCCTGAAGGCTGGTGCTGCCGCTGGCGTGCATTTTGTCGTTACTGACAAGACCACTCTGACCGAGGCCGCTGTTAAGGCTCGTGTGGCTGTGGCCTAATTTTACGAAAGAGAGGTTAACATAACATGAATACTACTTACGAACTGAATAATCTGCGTAAGGATGCCGATATGTTCAGCGGCAAGTTCACCAAGAACTCACCCGTTGTTGAAATCTTCTCCGCTATGGTCAATGGCGAGGAAGTTTCTAAGTTTGGCGCTAAGGCTGACAAGGCCGTTGCTTACATTAAGGAACTGGGTTCTCGTTCTGAAAACGGCGATCCCGTTGCTATCTCTGAGCTGAACACTCTGAGACGTTTCGCTATCGAGACTCCTGTTATGCAGGAGCTGAAGCTGCTGGGTATCTTTGGTTCTTACCAGCACGTCGGCTACGATGAGACCATCGAGCGTGAAATCTACACTCACTCTGGTGAGCGTTCTCGTGAACAGGCTGCTTCTGGTGATGTCGTGTTCCCCGTCACCACTAAGGAGAGATACACTGTTCCTACCTACACTGTCTCCGGCGGTTACGCTGTTGACTACCGTAGAGTTGCCCTGGGTGACATGAGCAAGGAAAATGAAGGTATCAACCAGGTCAAGATTGACATCCGTAACCGTGCGCTGCTGTCTATCGTGAACCGCATCTACAAGGCTCTTC